TTATTAGGATAACGAACCAACTTGGAATGCGTCGGTATGAGCATATTGTGCATCGTAGTAGCCATTTACTACGAGGCGAACAGCACCATTCACTTGTTGTGACATGGTGTCGACGGTGATTTCTACATCCCACACACCGATGATTACATTGGAGAAGTCGCCGACAATGAACTGACCTTGTGCAACGCTGTTGCTAACGTAGGCAGGAACACCGTCTACCTCTCCACCTGCATAAACGAGGCTTGTGGTCTTTGGGAATGTGAGAGAGCGAATGCCGGCTTTTGCTTTCGGCGACATGATGTATGCGATTGAACCGACATTCTTTTCCTCCACTTTGGATTCAAGAGTGGCGATGCCCTTGAAGTCGGTGATTGGTGTTGCTTCCTTGCCATTGCAGAGACCTGCGGGCTGGGTTGCAGAGCCAGCCTCTGAACCGAGCACTGTCTTTTGCAACTTTTCTACAACTGCCATTGCGAGGTCGTTTTCGATAGCGGCTTGCAAACTTGCGCTGTCTTGAATAAGTGCTTGGTTGCTGATGTCAACATAGCAAGTGAGGCGTTTTGGTGAAAGGTTAAGCGCGGTTACTGCGGCGGCACCATCAGGAGCGGCAGCTGTTTCTCCTTCCCACGATGCTGTAGCACCTGTGAGCACGGGAACCTTAACATTTCCCTTTAAGCCGGTGTAGATTCGTGCGCCTGCCGAGGCAAGCACTGAGTTGTCGCGGAGAGCCGCGAACATATCCTTCACCTCCACCTCAACGGTTGCACCATTTGCGCCGGCTACGATAGCGGAGCGTCTTTCAGTTGGCAACTTAATTTTTCCATTCTCCACGAATGCGCGTTCTTCCACGCTCAATTCGTTGCCGTTAGCGATATTTCGCACGGCTTTCAAAAGATTAAATTCTTTCTTCTCCATCGTTACTTGGTTGAATTTTTTAGTTATTGATTCTTGATTTTCTCTCGCTTCTCTGATTTCAGTGTCAAGTGCTTTCAATTCTCCGAGCTTCGCGTCGAACGATGATCGTTCTTCATCGTTCAGCTCGCGCTGTTCGCTCTTGCCATTCTCAATCATGCATTTGAGCTCTTCGACAATGGTGTCGCGAAGCTCGTTTAATTCAATTAGGCTTCTCATATTTTTCTATTTTTGCGATTAATTCATCGTAGTAAGCGTCAAGTTGCGCCTTCTTCTTTGCTTCAGCTTCTTCTTCATCGCGCTTCTCTTGCTCTTTCAAAATCTCAAGACCGCGCGCATTCACGCTTGTTGCATCATAAGCTGGGTTGTACACCGGCGAAACATCATACAAACGCTCAATGCGTTTAATGGTGCGATGGTAGTTGCCTTCATCATCCTTGTTCCACTCTTCATCTCCTACGGAGAATGCGAATGAGCTTTGCGAGATGTCGCCACGTCGCAGGCCTTCCAACAGCTCGTCTCCGAGTGCAGTGTTAGGTGCTTCGAACTCATATCTAAGACCTATATCGTCAATTTCAAGATTCATCGAGCCTTTCTCACCTCTCCATCGCGCGAGAACACCGCGCTCTTGCTGATGGTTAAGCAACGCAAGAACATCGCTCGACGCAAGAACACCATCAAGCGCGTTGCGAGAGATGCGCTCGGTGAAGCCACCGAGGTCTTTCGACCACGAATCGAACACAAGCGCATAACCCTCCACATGGCGAGAATTATCGTCACCGCTTCGGGTCACTATGGCTTGTTCACAATTGCGTATTTCCTTCATCATTTTCTTTTTTATTAGTATTGATTGTGTTGTCATACACTGAGCCAATGCTCTGCAAATTAACTTGCATATAGTGCGTGTCGCCACCTTCGATTGAATCCAAGTCAAGTCGTTGCCGAATCTCGTTCGGTGACAGTGCTCCGAGGTAGAAGAGCTTAGTGAAGTAATCAGCTTCGCTTGACTTGTCAGCGCGAAGAAGCACAGAAGTATCAAAGCGCACATCCACATTGGCTCGTTCTCTCTTGCTGTATAGCTTCCTCTCGAACTCTTGTTCGAACTTCTCCAAAATTGGTGCGATGGTGTCTGTCAAGAATGCCAATTGCGTAGCCTCCACAGTTGAATAGCTTGCCTTTGTCAAGTCGCCGCATTTTGTAGGAGCCACGCCGAAGAATCGGCAAATATCCTCAAGGTTATATCTACGCGTCTCCAACAGTTGCGCTTCAGCCGGGCTGATTGTCACAGGTGTGAAATCCATGTTACCTTGTAGAACAGCTACACCATTCGGTCTGCCAACACCAGGAGTGAATGCTTGCTCCCATGAGCTCTTTATCTGCTTGGATTGCTCTTTTGTTACGGAACCTTGCACCTTGAGGATGCCGGCTACATTGGCTCCTCCTGTAAAGAAGCCATTCGCATGAGATTCGCTTGCGTTCGATAGATGGATTGAGTTAGTTGCGTGCTTGATAACTGATACGCCTTTAACGCCGTCATATGTGACATTTAGAATGTGTATCATGTCAGTGGAAGGAATCTCGTAGGCGCAATCCTTAACTGAATAGGTTACACTGCCATCGTCATGAGCTTTTGGCGTCACTTTTTCGGAATCAAGATAGACGAGTTCTTGCGCATTGCCTTTCTCATCGCGTGCGATGTAGCTGTACGCATTGCCACGCAGAAGCATTGAAGAAACCATCATCTTAATGTAGGTGAAGCGCGTCATTCTGCGGTTCGGCTCCTTATTCAACAGGTAGTATGTAGGTGATTGCACGTACTTCTTCTTGTAGCCATTCTTGTCCACCTTGAATGGCTCAAGAGGTAGCTGAGCAACCGAGTTGCTGATTACCTCGACACACCTATACACGGAAGATAGCGACATTGCGTCGCTCACATCTCTTTTGCCGTTGTAGTTGAGAGAAACGTGAACACATCCGCGCTGCTCAACTTGTTCTTTTTTCTTCCAAAATCTAAAGTCCATAACTAAATAGCAAATATTTCGTTAGTATATCGCGGCGTTTGCAGATACATTCCCAAGGCTTGTATCATTGCAATAACGCCGTCTATTTTTTTTCTATCAAGCCCCTTGTGAGGCTTAACATTTCCGTTGTGGTCGTGCTTGAGTGTCACGTTAGCTAAGCAGAACCGATTGATTGGGTTTGCATCAATAACTACCTTGCCGGACAGCATAAGCCGCTCAAACTCGCGCGTTGGCTTGTTGAAGTTGCCGATTGACTGCGAATATTCCTCCAAGTTAAGCCCCTTGTCGGTCGCGTCTATTGCCCACTGCACTGCATTCCACTTGTCATATCCTACACTAACGATGGTTACAATGTCACACAATGCCATGATGTCGTTGGTGATGTAGTCGTAATCTGTGACATTGCCGGGTGTGATGTGTAGCTTCTTTTCAAGTGCCCATTGCCGATACATATCCTTATCCGATTTCTCGCGAAGTGCCGATTCGGGGAGGTAGTAGTCAACATAGAAATAATATGTATCATCTCTAACGACTAACTTCGCGACAGCCGTTAAGTCGCCGGTGCTTGCCAAGTCGACACCGATGTAGCATTGTTCGCCTGCAAATTCGCTCATGCTGATTTGCCTCGTCGTTGCGGTGAAGTAGTGGTCGGGAATCCATACATCGTTAACGTCGCACCATACGTTAAGCAGTTTCGTCTTGGTCGGCACCTCATCACTGGGGTTGTTGATGGCTTGATTCACTTGCCCACGGATGTATTCCTCACTCACGGTGATGCCAAGGTTCGGGTTTGCTTTAATCCACACATTCGGGTCTTCCCAATTATCCTCATCATCAAGTGTAAAGATTGCGATGAACATATCATCATCCACCTTAACACCATTTAGAACATCTATCGCAACTTCTTGCATACGATAGCATGGGTATGTTTTATCGAAGCCGGCAGTCGTGATGGTGCATAGGTGTGGATTGGTTCGCTGACCCATCGACGAGCGAATAACTTGTCGCACACGCCCATCCGGGCTTGCATGGAATTCATCTATTAGACCGAAGGAGCAGTTGTAGCCATCCAACTTGCTATCGTCTGCCGCCAACACCTTTAGCTTGCTGTTGGTCGCATCGAATGTAACATCTGCTCTATACGACTTTAGCAGAGCTTCCTTTGGGTCAATCGTTCTTATGTAATTACGGCACATTGAGAATGCAATTCGCGCTTGTTCTTTGCTGTTGGCACAAAGCAGAACTTCGGCACCGGGCTCTCCATCGGCAACAAGGAAGTATATGGATAGCGCAGCACTCAACGATGTCTTTCCGTTCTTTCGCGCTACGCAGATGTAGGATGATGTAAACCTACGCCTGCCATCATTCCAATAGAAGCCGAGGATGTTTGCAACGATGAATGTCTGCCATGGCTCAAGTATGAACTCTTTTCCGGATGCACTGCCGGTGAAGTGGCGTAGCTTGCTGATGAACGACACAGCTCTCTCTACCTTCTGCGCGTCGAAGTGCATATCATCACGCTGTAGGTCGCTCATAAATCGCTTGCACGCCTGAATGATGTGCCGGCAAGCGACTATCTTTCCGTCGATAACATCTTGCGCATATCGGTAATATGTTGTGCTTTCAATTCGCATTCGACATCCATTTTTCTAACGGTGATTCCTCTTCTTCTATCTGCTTCCCATCGTCAAGTCTCTTTCGGTCTAATGGTGTAAGCCCATAAGCCTTCGACAGTGCGGCTATCTGCGAAAACGCCTTGCTCATAACATCCACAGCAGGGTGCTTCTGCACATTGTCTCGGTCGTTGGTGATGAATAATCCATCCTCCTTCACCTTGTCGTATGCGTCAAGGTAGAGCTGTAGGTTGATGGCGAGGATGTCGAGTTGCGCCGTCATTGTTCGGTCAATCACGCCGTTCATATCAAAATTACGACGAATTTTATTGATATAGTCAGCAACCTCTTGTCTGTACTGACTTTTCGTCCTTTTTGCATCTTTTTCTCTCTTTTTCATAGGTTTATATATTTTTATAATTCAAGTCCATGAGTTCTTCCTTTTTTATGCAGATTTGCGTGGCATTTCTTGCATAATGCCACCAAATTATCTGCATCGAATGCCTTATTAAGCATCTGCAACCCATCGTAATTAGTGAACGAATCGCGATGGTGCACATCAATTGCCGGCGTTATAACGCCATCTTTCTTGCATATCTCGCAGAGTGGGTGCTCCATCAGGTATGCAGCTCGTAGCTTGCGCCACCTTCTTGTGTTATACACCTTCTGCCTTTCTGCATCAGGGTCGGTAAACCTTGCCCTGTTAATAGTCTGCTTCTTCGCTTTTTTTAATGTCGGCATTGTTTTCTATTTTTGCTTTGTCGATAATTTCTAATTTCTCAATCTCTTTGCGCGTCGCGATGAATAGTTTACGCCAATCTTGCAAGAATGTGGCATCGTTAACTTCTCTCGCTGACATACGCAAGAATGTGTAATGTAACACATCCAACATATCATCGTTAGTCGCGTAACAAATCTCATTGTAGTGTGATTCTACAAGCGCGCACAGGCGTTCGTTGCTTTTTGCACCGTCCACCCATGCCTGTAATCGCCTGTATCTGTCACCCTTGCTTCTCATCGAATTCGTCTATTCTGTCTATGAATATTTGGATGAGCTGTCTTACGATTTCGCTCTTTCGCAAGCCATGCTTTATGCAGTGTTGATTGAGTTCAAAAAACTGTTGTGGAGTAAGCCTCACGGATATTCGTTCCGTGTTGCACCTACCGTCAGTTACTATTTTACGCTTTTTACTTTTCATTTTTTTGCCTTCCGTGTACGCG